CAAATCAACCTACATCCCCAGATTTGTTTTTAAATATTAGTTTACCACACTTTGGACACATTCTCATTAGATTAATAGATAACAAGATTTGTTTTTAAATCCGATAGTGTATTCTTTACCTTCAAATTCTACTTTAATTAATAGATAACAAGATTTGTTTTTAAATATATAATCTTTTTTATGGAGGTGATACACTTGATATTAATAGATAACAAGATTTGTTTTTAAATTGTTTAGCTAGGTAGTTTTGATAAACTTTAGTATTCATTAATAGATAACAAGATTTGTTTTTAAATTGAAATTGAGAATAAGCAAAAATCAATTCTTGTAACATTAATAGATAACAAGATTTGTTTTTAAATTCTGTACTCTCTTCTATAGTCATTTTTAATAGTGTATTAATAGATAACAAGATTTGTTTTTAAATCATTTATATGGTTCTTGCTTGTCCGATTGACTTTATAATTAATAGATAACAAGATTTGTTTTTAAATTCGTAATTGTTAATTATTATTTCAATTTTCTTATATTAATAGATAACAAGATTTGTTTTTAAATTATAAGTATAGTGATTTTAAAAATATTGATGATCTAGATTAATAGATAACAAGATTTGTTTTTAAATAAAGTAGTTATTTTGAAACTTATAAATACATTAATCATTAATAAATAACAATATTTGTTTAAACTTTAATTTGCATATGTTAAAATAGAAATAAATGTAGATTAATCTATAATATAGTTTATTTTTAAATATATTTAGTTTTAATTCGCAAGGATTAGTATATTAATAGATAACATTATATGTTCTTAAACGAAGTTTTAGATTAAGAAAGGAGGATTTTAAAGATGTTTGATTTAAAAATAGATAATATATATGCACATATAAACAAAGAAGCAAAAGAGACTTTATACCAACATTCTATGCTAACCCAATATTATTACAATAAAATAGATAAAACGCATAATTATACCGAAATATTAACAAAAATGATAAATGAAATACTAATAAAAGAAGATAAACAGTCTAAGGAAACCTCAAAATTTATATCGGATCTAATTATAAGAATGCTATATTATCATGATATAGGTAAGATTGGACTGGGATTTCAACAAAATCGAATGGATAACAAGTTAGATGAAAAATATATAGATTACACTTACCATAGTGAATTATCTGCATTGTTGTTTATAGATATAGAATATAATAATATTAAGGAATATACATTCAGTAATAATAGAAAACAAAATAATCAAACAAAAACTTTAATAAAAGATGTTTTATTAAGACTAAGCTTTTTAATAAAATGCCATCATACTGGACTATATAACTTTGATAAAATAGGATATATAGAAGATTTAAAGATATTACAAGATAAAATCAATAATAATCCTAAAATTATTAAATATTATGATAAAGATAATATAAATATTGATTTTAGTGGGTTTGGAAGTTATGAATACAAAGAAGACAATTTAATACAATATGTATTTTATAAATTTTTATATAGCATTTTAATAACTTGTGATAGCTTTGCAACACATCATTTTTTTATAAATAATGAAGTTGAATTAAGTTTGTTTGATGAAAAATTGATTAAGGAATGTAATAATAAATATCAATCTACAGATATTTATAAAAATATATCAAATTATAAAAAAGACAATAATTATTTTGAAGATACAAATATAAATAAAACAAGGTGTGATATATTTTTAGAAACCGAAGAAAATCTTACACATAATTTAGATAAAAACATATATTTTTTGGAAGCTTGTACGGGTAGTGGTAAGACTAATATATCTCAAAATTTAGCATTACAATTGTTAATCAATAACAAAACTTTAAATAAGATTATTTATACGTTTCCCTTTAACACACTAATAGAGCAAACTAAAGGTGTTTTATACAATAATTTTTCTGAAGCAAATGTAGATATTGTAGCTATAAATTCTATAGAAGAAATAAAAAATAATGATGAAGATTATGATAACGACTTGCTAAAATATCAATTTTTACAATATCCGATTACATTAACATCTCATATAAATTTATTTAGCATATTATTTGGATATGGAAGACGAGGTAATTTGGCTTTTAGTCAAATTTGTAATAGTGTAATAATACTAGATGAGATTCAAAGTTATAATCATTTGTTATGGAATAAGATGATAGAAATATTTAATATATTGTCTGAGTTTTTAAATGTTAAATTTGTAATAATGTCAGCTACATTACCAACATTAGATTTATTCTTAGAAGAATGTAAAAGAGATAGCGTGTGTAAGTTAATAAATGATACTAAACGATATTATGATAATCCTATATTTAAAGAAAGAGTTAGCATAGATTTTAGTATGCTAGAAAATGAAAGTATTACTATAGATGATGTGGAAAATAAAATAGATGACATTATAAAAGATGACACAAAAGGAAACAGGATATTGGTTGAATTTATAACTGTTAATTCAGCAGATGAAATGTATGATAGAATTAAAAGTAAATATAATGATGATTTTTTGGTATTTGAATTAACAAATCAAGATAATCAATTGTATAGAAAATATGTAATTAATAAATTAAATGAAAAAGATGATAAAGGAGATTTTAAAAATAAGAACGTGGTAGTTATATCAACTCAAGTAATTGAGGCAGGAGTAGATATAGATATGGAAGTTGGATTAAAAGATATATCCATACTTGAAAGTGAAGAACAATTCTTAGGTAGAATTAATAGAAATGGTAAAGACAAAGGATACGCTTATTTCTTTAGTATGGATAAGACTAAAAATACATATAGAGGTGATTTTAGAGTATCATATGATCTTAAAAATGAAGATATCCAACAATGTTTAACTAACAAAGATTTTACACAATATTATTTAAAATGTATTAATCATTTAAAAGACGAATCACAAAAACAAGGTAATAATAATTTAAATGAATTTAATGATAATTTAGTTAACATAAAATTTAAGGCTATATCTGAAAGTATGAAGCTTATAGAAAACAAATCTGTTCAATTGTATTTAATTTATAAGTATAAAACTAAAGATGGAAAAATTATAAATAGTGCTGATATATTAGAAGAATACAAAGAATTAAAGTCAATACCATCATATGCAGAAAGAATGATTAAAGAATCTAAGTTGAAGAAAGACATGAACTTATTCACTTATAATTTTAATATATATGATGATAAGTACCCTCAAATCTATAGTGATATTATAAATAATAGTCTATACATAGTTGAAAATGGACAGGAATATATGGAGGATACTGAGGAGCAATATATAGTATTTAAAAGCAAATTTAATTTAAAAAAATATAGTTAACAATAATATTAAAGTTAATAAATATTGTTAAAAATTTTAATAAAAAATGTTGTAATTCTAATATTTGTATGATATTATATAAATATGGAAGGAGGAAGTCATATGAAATCAAAAGAAGTATTAGAATTACTACAAATTACAAGACCAACATTAACTAAGTATGTGAAAGAAGGCATTATAAAAACAATTACTTTGCCAAATGGTCGCTATGACTATAATCAAGAAGATGTATTTAAACTTTTTAATAAAGGAGTAGAAAGAAAAACATATATCTATGCTCGAGTATCTACTCCCAAACAAAAGAAGGATTTGGAAAATCAAGTACAATTATTAAAACAATTTTGCTTTTCTAATGGATGGATGATAAATAATGTATTTCAAGATGTAGCAAGTGGAATTAGCTTTGATAAAAGAAAAGACTTTTTTAAAATGTTAGATGATATTATTCAAAATAAGGTAGAAAGAGTTGTAATCACCTATAAAGATAGATTGTCAAGAGTAGGGTTTGAATTGTTCTACTATTTATTTAAAAAATATCATTGTGAAATAGTTGTAATGAGTGAGATTGGTTCTGAAAAACTAGACAGTCAAGAAGTGTTTGAAGAAATAGTTAGTTTATTACATTGTTATAGCATGAAAATGTATTCTAAAAGAAAATGTAACAAAATTAAAGAAGTATTGCAAGAGGAAGATTAAATTATAATTATATTAAAATAAGGAGGTGAAAAAGTTATGACAACGAAAAAAGATGATAATACTGTTCAGAGAGTTGAAAAACATATGATAAATCAAAATCATGAATTATATGAATTGTTAAATCATTATACTTTTTTATCTAAAAATCTATATAATTATGCTAATTATCAACTTAGACAAGTATTCATATTAACATCAAAATTAAAAGAAGATGAAGAATTAACTACTGAACAACATGAGTACTTAAATAGTATTAATGCTAAAGTTAATGAGTTTAATGAACTTAGAAAAGTTAATTTTGAAAAAGCCAAACAAAGAGCAATTAAACAAGGCAAAGAATTAAACAAGAAATTAAAATTAATAAATTACTTTAATGAAGATAATAAGTATTTAGGATATGATTTCTTAGAATTTTTACTTAAAGATGGTATAGATTATAAATCTCTTATGTCACAGGTATCTCAACAAACCTTAAAATTATTAGATAAGAATTGGATCAGTTTTTTTGAAAGTATAAAAGATTGGTCTAAACATAAAGAAAAGTATAATGGAAGACCTAAATTACCTAAGTATAAGAAGAAAAATGGTAAAAATATTTTAGTATTCACCAATCAAAATTGTAAACAAAAAAAAGGATATATTCAATTTCCTAAATGTTTTAATAAGTATGAATTGAAAACTAATATAAATGGTAATCTTCAGCAAGTTAGAATATTGCCTAGAAATAAGCATTATGTTATTGAGGTAGTTTATAAAATAGAAAAGAAAGAAAAGTTAAATGACAATGGTAAATATATAAGTATTGATATTGGTTTAGATAACTTTGCAACTGTTGTTAATAATATAGGATTAAAACCTATAATAATCAATGGTAAAGGTCTAAAATCAATAAACAAATACTATAACAAGAAATTAAGCTATTATAAAGAAATAGCTAAGAGAATGAATAATTTGGATTATACAAATAGAATGAACAGATTAACTATAAAAAGAAATAATAAAATAATAGACTTTGTTCATAAAGCTAGTAAAAAAGTAATAGATTATGCTTTAGCAAATAATATCAATACTATTATTGTAGGTAATAATAAGGATTGGAAAAGAGAAAGCAATATGTCTAAAGTAGTTAATCAATCATTTGTAGGAATACCACATCAAGAATTTATAAATAAGCTAATTTATAAATGTGAAAATGTAGGATTAAATATAATTATAACTGAAGAATCTTATACAAGTGGAACTAGCTTTTTAGACAACGAATTACCTAATAAAGAAAACTATAATAAGAAGAGAAGAGTATATAGAGGATTATTTGTAAGCAACAATGGTGTTAAAATCAATGCTGATGTAAATGGAGCATATCAAATAATGAGAAAAGTACTCTCGAATGTGAAAGCTGACGAGATAGAGGGTGTAGGGTTACATCCAATTAGAGTAAATATAGCTTAATATGACTATGATATATTATTATTTTAATAATATTGATAATTATATAAGTTATATTGACTAATAAAAAATAATATTTATTAAAATTTATAATGAATTTTAATAAGATTTATATTATTTATAACCTAACCACAATAGAAAAAACTAAAAATTTAGGTAGAGGCAAATGGACTCCTTATAAGTGAAAAATCAATGAGACTATTAATATTTCTAAAAATAACAGCTGTGACAATTTAAAGTTGACAGATACTCTTAATAAAAACACTAATGATTATGAAAATGTGATTAATATATTTAAAATTGTAAAGAAAGAATAGCTTTATATAGATATATTTATAAAGCTCCCCTTAAAATACATCTATATAAAAATTAATTAAATTATTTTAAAAATAAGTGTTGACATTCGCACTTCTATTTGTTATACTTAAAACAAGTTAAGATATGAAAACACATATCAATAACAAAATAAAAATAAATTAAAAATATGTGTTGACAATATTAAAAAAATGGTAAAATTAAGTTAATAATTAAGGGGAGTGAATGTTAAAATGTTAAGAAGTATAGAAGCGTTAAAAGAAATTCAGAGAAGAATGGAAGTAAGAAGAGGAGACGTATGGATGGTTGAGATCCCACAAGAAGCTAAAGAGGTTTTTGGAAGCAACATACAAACAGGTCTAAGACCATGTATAATTATCAGTGGAGAGGGCAATAACAAACATGCTAATATTGTAAACATTTTACCTATAAGTAGTAAAATAAATAAAGTGTACCCACAACATACTGAAATTACTACATATGAGGACTTAAGAGATTGTGGATTAACTAAGAGAAGTATCGTTTTATCAGAACAAATGATGACAATAGATAAAAGTAAATTAATAGACAAATTAGGTAGAGCCAATGATAAATTAATGCAAAGAGTTGAAAAGGGACTAGAAGTTCAACAAGGTAAAAATCTAAGATGTGTTAAGAGAGACAATGTAAGGAATTTTAATAAAGAAAGATTCAGTTTTAAAAAAGCGTTTGATAAAATAGAAATGATAAATAAGGCTAAAGATTTAGATGCTGAACTATACATGTATCTTTACGGTGAATTAAAAGAATACTGTGAAGATCATAATGTTAAATATTATGAAGTAATTAATAAATATAACAATATAAAAGATAGATTTAAATTTAATCCTACAATAATGAATAATATGGTTGCTATGGGATATTAGAATTAAATACAAATTAGAACGAAACGAAAGAGGATAAATTTAATAAATGGGGGAAGCAAAAATGAGTGAAGTGGAGAAAAATAGACACCCCTCGTATAGACAGAATATAATATTTTTGTATGAAATCTAGGTAGTTATTCTAATTTAATATAGAATATGTTGGATTGGAATAGCTACCTAGATAAAAATTAGATGTATGAAGTGAAGAAAGTGTAGAATTAAGGGCTTATAATGTGTAAATTATTAATATAAAGTAGAATTAAAAAAATAATATAAAATTTTCATTTTAATTTCACTTAACATGTTTATTTTTTAATCTATTTGTGGTATAATATGTATAGAAAAGAAAAATAATATGAGGGTATAAAAGAAGTTACATATTCAAAATAAAAAATGAATTATATCTTAAAGGGATTAAAATAGATAATATGTAATGGAGGAGAATAAAGATGAAAATTAAAAGTAGAGATGAGTTAGGTAAAAACAAAAATGAAATAGATAAATTATTAGAACAAGAATTACCTAAAATGTATGCATTATATCCTAAGATGGTATATGATGTAGCAGAACAATTAGAAGATAAAAATATAACTATAGGAACAATAAGTGGCTTATTTGGAGGAATTACCCCAACGTATAAATTAGAAGAGGTAGATGAGTTAGGTAGTTTCTTAAAAGCGATTTATGAAGTTGGGACAAAATATTCTAAAAACAAAATATTAATCATTCCTAATCTTGAAAAGTTAAATCCAGAAAACTTTTACACAGAAACAGAGATTAACTCAATTAATTTATATAAAAAAGAAGTATCTAAAGAAAATAACATAATAAAATTATATGTAAGAAAAAATGCAGAAAATCATTATGTATGTCCATATATATCTATGGTAGAATATGTAGATTATTATAAAAGAGGATTAATAATATATAATCCTAATACACAAAGAGAAACGACTAAAAAGATGGTTAAAGGACAAATAAATGAATTCATTACTATACATCAAGAAAATGTAAATAAAATTTATAATGATTTAAAGAATGATAGATTTAATCCTAATATGCTAACTTTAAATATTAGAGATAATGAAGGAGACGATCCGCAGTTTGATGATGGTGGTATGAATGTTGGTGATTTTGGTTGGTTAAAAATCAAAGTTGATGGTAGACAACATTCTTACGTTGATTTACTAGATGGTCAGCATAGAACATCTGCGCAAGAAATATACGTAGAAGAATATCCTAATACAGATAAATATAATATGCTAAATGTCTTTGTGTTTAACGAAGAACAGGCTATACACCATATCATCCAAGAAAATTCAGGAACTAAGATTGATGAAAATTCTTTACAAAGACGTGATCCTGATAATAAAGGTGTTGCTATGGCAAAAGAACTAAAAACATTAAGCAAAGAATTAAAGGGTAAAGTAGCTAATGATTTAATAGAACTAACCAAGCATTGTCAATATACCGATGTTTTAACACTTGGTTCTGCTATAAATAATTATTTTGATATAGATGGAAGAAAAGAATATAGAGAGATTAGAAGCTATTTAAGTAAATTCTTTGATGTGGCTATAGATTGTTATAAGGACTATTTTAATAAAAGAAATTTACAGCCTAAGGAATTATTTTATAGAAAAAATACATTTATTGCATTTTGTGATATAGCTAAAAAGTTATATAAGTTTAAAGATTGGGAAGATAAAGCGTTTGATATTTTCGAAAAATTAAGCATTGAAGAAATAGAAAGTGTATCTGGGAATAAAAAAATATTGAAGCCAAATGATTATAAAATTATATCCAATAAATTACAAAAATCTTTAGCAGAAAGAGAGGTGGCTATAGATGGCTAATGTAAAACAATATAAAAGAAGATTCGTTGTTACAGAAGAAATGTACAATGAAGATGTAAAAAATCGATTCATAGACTACTACTATGATAATGAACAGACTAAACTAAATATAAAAAGAACTTTCTATTTGACTAATTTTTATATGGAAAAAGATTTAGATAAGGATATCTATAATTTTAATAAGTATGAAATAGAAAGTTTATTAAAGTCATTTAAGGCAACTTCAGAAGGAAGTTTAGCAGTAAGGCTCACTCATATTAAAAAGTATATTGATTTTTGTATTAGTATGGGTATTAGATCTAATGCAATAAATTTCTGCGACACTATTGCTAATTTAAAAGATTATGTAGTAAGAAATTTAGATAAATATAAATATATCACTAGAGAACAGCTATATAATATTTGTGACATTATGGAAAGTTCTCAGATAGCAGTAATCTTCATATTATTCTTTGAAGGTATAGTTGGGAAAGAAAAATGTGAAATGAGAAACTTAAAAGTTGAAGATGTAGATTTTGACAACAATAGTATTACAATACGTGCGTATGATGAAATTAATCCACGTACAGGTGAAATCATTCATAAGCCTGAGAGAATATTAACTAATGTACATCCAAGAACTATGGAATATATAAAAGATGCTATTGAAGAAACTGTGATGATTATGCCAGAAAGTAAGTTGTTTACTGATCCAGAAAAAGATGTAGCTATTAAAACAGGTAAAATTGGCAAAAATCCTGCACCTCATTATGTAGTGCAAAATGACTATGTAGTAAGAAAATCTTCACGTAAATTAAAAAGCGATGAAGAAGAGGAAAATACACCAATCTCAATGTCTACAATTATAAATAGAATTTATTATGCTACAGACTATTTTGTAGATGATGAAAACTTATACTTTGTTAAAAAACTAAACACAACAACGCTAGAACAAAGCGGCATGATAGAAGAATTAGAGAAAATAGAAGCACAAAAAGGTAAGCTCGTTGTACAAGACTTTAAAGATGTAATAGCATCTCGTAATAAGAGAACATATCACTCATTAAAAAGATTGTGGGATGCTATTAAAAAAGAAAAATCTGAATAATCAATATGGGTTAAATATGTTCATTTAACCCATATTTAAAAATAGTTTATAAAAGTAAGTTAAAATATTGGAGGTTTTAGCATGGGAAAAATATTAAGTAAAGAATTAATAATAAATGGAGTTAAAGAAAGAGAAATAGAATTTGAAAAAATGAAGAATAAATTGGATGACACAAGTACGATATTATCTGATTATAGAAATATAGTATTAAGAAAGAGAAAATTAGAAAATGAATTACAGTTAAGAGAGTTTGAAGAAAATTTCAATAATAAAGATATGGACAAATTAAAATCAAATTTTGAGATATTGGATCTAATACATAAAACAAATTTAACTGTAAATAAAATACTACATATCATGCAATCTAATAATTGGACAATCAAGGATATTTACAAAGAATATGAAAAGGGTTATACACGTAATATTTTAGCATTGTTATCAAAGTCTAATAAAAATATTTGTTAACTGTGCTAAAATATTATATAATTATATAAATAAATTAAATTAAGAAAGGGTGTTAATATGGAAGATAAAACACAAAGAGTAAAAGAGTTAATTAAAGAATTAAATCAAGCAAGTGATAAATATTATAATAGTGATGAAACTGTAATGACAGATAAAGAATGGGACGATAAATTTGATAAATTGAAGCAATTAGAACAAGATACGGGAATAATATTAAGTAATTCTCCAACACAAAAAGTAGGATATGAAGTAAAGAGTAAATTGGATAAAGTCGTACATAATATACCGTTAAAGTCATTAGGAAAAACAAAATCTATAGGTGATTTGAATAAGTTTATAGGTAGTAATGAAGTAATAATAATGGATAAAGGCGATGGATTAACTTGTGAATTGATATATGAGAATGGTCAATTGCTACAAGGAAGTACAAGAGGCAACGGTGAAATAGGCGAAGATATAACTCATAATGTTAAAACGTTTAAAAACATACCATTACAAATAGATTTTAAAGGATATTTAAAATTGTCAGGTGAGTCTGTAATATTAGATGAAGATTTTGAATTAATTAATTCTAAATTAGATGATGAAGATAAATATTCCAATTCACGAAATTTAGTTGCAGGAAGCGTAAGACAATTAGACTCTAACATATGTGATAAAAGAAATGTAAAATTCTATGCGTTTAGTCTATTAGAATGTGAAGGTGTTGATTTTATAACGAAAGAAGAACAGTTGGAGTTTTTAAGTAGATTAGGGTTTGAAACTATAGAATATATAAAATATAATAATAGTGAAGACTTAGAGCAAGTAATATCAAAAATGCAAAAATCAGCATATGAAAAAGGATTTCCTATAGATGGACTTGTATTTGCTTATAATAATATAGAGTATGCTAATTTATTAGGAGATACACTTCATCATCCTTTACATAGTATAGCTTATAAATTTTATGATGAAGAATATGAAACTCAATATATAACCACTGAATGGCAAGTGTCACGTACAGGGATGATTAATCCTGTAGCAAGATTTAAACCTGTTGAAATTGAAGGGAGCGTAGTAGAACGTGCTACATTACACAATTTAGACTATTTTGAAGATTTAAAACTTGGTCAAGGGGATACTATAAAAGTTATTAAAGCTAATCAGGTAATACCTAAAGTTATGAGCAACGATACTATGAGTAATACAGAAATAATTCCAACTGAATGTCCTGTATGTGGAGGAAAAACAGAGGAAAAGCTTTTAAAAACTGCAAGAGTATTAATATGTAATAATCCTGAATGTTCAGCTAAGCATATATCAAGAATTACTCATTATTGTAGTAGAAACGCTATGAATATAGATGGCTTATCAGAAAAAACTATAGAAAAATTCGTAAATTTAGGGTATTTAAAAGATATAGATGATATATATAAACTTGAACAGTATAAAGAAGAAATCATTAATATAGATGGCCTTGGTACTAAATCGTATAACAACATGATAGAAGCAATTGAAAAATCTAAATATTGTAAATTAGAGAATTTTATATTTGCATTAGGTGTACCAAACGTAGGATTAGGAACTGCTAAACTATTAGTAAAACAGTTCAAAAGCATAGATAAAATAATGAATTGTAACTTAACTGAAATATATGGTATTGAAGGAATAGGTGATGTAGTAGGAAGTGAAATATATAATTACTTTATTATCAATACAGATAGTATAAATTTAGTTAATAAATTGCTTAAGTTTATTGATTTTGAGGAAGTTAAAGAAAGTAGTAGTAATAAGTTAGAAGGAAAAACTTTTGTTATTACAGGCGATGTTCATGTATTTAAAAATAGAAATGAAGTAAAAGCAAAGATTGAAGAAATGGGTGGCAAGGTTACAGGATCAGTTTCAAAAAAGACAGATTATCTAATAAACAATGATGTGGAATCTACTTCAAGTAAAAATCAAAAGGCTAAAGATTTAAATATTCCTATTATTACAGAGGAAGAATTTGTGGAGATGATAAAATAATTAATTATAGGGGGGGTATATTAATATTTCCCCCTATAGATAAAATTCAAGTTTTATGTACAAATTAAATTAAATTAAATATATGGAGGGGAGTCAAATGCTTAATAATATTATTAAAGTTGAAGATTATGAAGTGGAAGTTGGAGATGTAGATTGGGAACTTACATCTAGATATATACTTAGTCGCGAACTTATTATTACTGTTAAAAAGAATAATGAAGTAGTGTTGTCATCAAAAGGTAAACTAAAAAGCGAATTTTTTAATTACTTAGGATTTCTTATTAATGATAAGGGAGTCTTAAAAACTATTGAACAAATATATGACAACCCTAATAATTTTTTATTAGAAAATTACGAACTAGAAAATGGTTTCTTTTAAATCAATATTATTAGAAGGGGAAAATTAAAAAATGTTAGGATTAAAATATTTAGATAAGTTTATACCAATATTGAAAGGTAAATTATTAAAGAATAATACATATACAAGAGAATTAAATTATAGAGGAGAATCAAAATACAATAAAAAAGAAACTTGGTATAATTTGAGATATGGGGTTTATAAGTATTATATATATAATGTTAAAGGAAATGAGAATTGTACATATAAAGAAGTTATGAAGAAATTAAGTAGTAATGCTTTATCAGGTGTTAAAATGCCTGATGATAGAGAAGGTGTGGAAGTCTATAGGTATGGCAATATGGCTATAAAAGTTAAGAATAATGAGATAGTATATATATGCAATAATAAAGGGATTGGAAGCTTTGAGAGATATAAATTTAATGTTGATACCAAATATAGAGATTATTTGAGAAAACTATGGAGGATTGATGATTTATGAAATTAAATACAGATTGATTAAAATTAAATAATGATGTATTTGAGGTTTAAAAAAACATTATTATATTGTATAATATTAATAATTACTATAAAAGGAGAATTTAACATGATTATAACTATGGAAGATGGTTTTGAATATCAAGCAAAAGCAGTAATAACTAAAGTATTAAGCAATTACAACATTGACAATTTAGAATATGTAGATGAAGTAAGAGAACAAATCATTAATAATGAGAATATATTGAAAGACTTAGGAAAAGAATTAATTGAACGCATATGTTCATATTCTGGCGATGAAATCTTAAATAAGGCAATAGAAGATTTGTTATAGAATGTGGGTCGTACATCGAGAGGGGGTGTGCTACTTCTTGATGTATAAAGAATAAGGAATATTAATGATTTATAAAAATTAAATAAAATAAAATAAAATTAAAATATGTATTGAATAATATTTGGTATATGATATAATGTATACATAGTTAAATATTACGTATAAGGGGTGAGATATATGAATATATCGGCAAGGTTGATAAGAGGTAAACATTATAATAGTTATGGATATTACGATATAGAAGTTATAGCAAATACAGAAGATCAAGCAGAAAATATGTGTGATGACATTATAAATAAGTTACAGGATCAATTAAGCTACTACAATACATCTTCTGTTGGTTGTCCTTGGACTAGGGAGAACGAAAAAAACAATAAGTGTGTTTATGGAGATAGTATTTCAATAGACTACGATAGAGGAAGTATGCAAGATACATATAAAGAAGTAATGAGAACATGGAAAAATATAAAGAAGAAATTAGGAATAAGATAGGCTAACCAAATAATAAAATATAATTAAAATAAAAATAATTATAAAGGAGGTGGGAAAGGTGAAATTCCAAGATATTATAGACAATTCTAAATTTGATTTCTTTGCAGATCGTTATGAAGGTAAATTTTCAAACCCTAAAGAAGAAATATTAAAAATACATCCACGTAAAATACTTATTGACGATATTTCTTTTGATTATTGGAAGATTGATTTTACATATAAAACAAATAGAGGAAATAAAAAATCAAAGGAAAAATTAATGATAGTTAAAAAAGATGAATATAAAGAAGATGTTAAATTTAAATTTATTGACCATATAAATAATTGGAATAAACAACATCCAAGTAAGCCATTATTAAACGTTCAGATTCTTAATATGTTTTACTTAGGATCTAGTAAATTATTAATAAATTAATATATAGAGTTTCACGACTTCTAATCCTTGTACTGAGGTTGGTATAGTTAAGTTATATATTAGCCATATGTAATTTAATGCAAAAAGGATAAGTGGGTTAAAACCGTAAAAAGTATACCCTAAGTTTTAAAACTTGACTAGACTGCTAATTCTATATAAATGGAATCGGAGTGTGTTTAGGAATATAGCTTTCCCTATTCAATCAATAGGCAATACAGATTGAATAGGAGAATGTACGTGAAACCGATATTTAATGAAGAAAAAGTATTTTTACAAGAAATTTTAGGAGTTGAACTACCTAATAATTGTTGGAGAGATGGTAGTTCAATATATATAAACCCGAATACAAAACCTGCAATTTTAAGGTTTAAAGTAGATGGAGAGAAAGTTAGTATTGTAAAAAATAGAATAGTTAGTTTTGACAAAGATAACATAACAATGGAAATTAAAAACAATAAATTTGAAATTATACACAACAACAATTTAAATGAAGAGTACGAATTACATAAGGAGTATATACATCAATTAGAAGAAGAAAGTATTCAAAATACTACCGAGTATATACTAAATCATCCCAATGTGCCAATTAGAGTTGGTATAAGTGGAGGCAAAGATAGCGATGTCATGTATTATATACTTAGAAATTATGTTTTTCCTAAAGCTAAAATATTAAGAAATAATTATAGTATAGATGTATATAATACAACAAATGATACACCAGATACATATAGACATATATTACGGGATTTAAAGATAGAAATAAAAGATATACATACACCAGAAAAAGGTTGGTATAAATGGCTTAAAGAAGATAAAAACTATTTTCTACCTTCGGTAACAGTACGTAACTGCTGTTCTACATATAAAGAAGGAAGGGTTAAAAAAATATTAGACAAAAAACAAGAATATATTAGCTTTGTAGGTATGAGAAAATATGAGTCAACAAAACGTTCTAACTATGATTGGGATTTAAACGAAGCAATCAATAAGTCCAATAAAAATCTAAACGTACCTGAACATTGGCACAGATTTTTACCTATTGTAAATTGGAGAGATGAAGATGTATGGTTGTATATTCTACATAATAAAATCAAAATCAATCACATGTATTATTTAGGATTTAACCGCACAGGATGTCTTTTATGTCCTTATAGTAGCGATTATAATGATTTATTAATTAAAAAATATTATCCGTTTTTATGGAACAGATGGACTAAAATGCTAGAAAAAAATTATGAGGTATGGGGAGTGAAAAGGAGATTAAAATGGACTAAAGAAGAATGGATTAATGGAGGTAAATGGAAACAAGGAATGAGTAAAGAGTATGAATTAACTAGATTAAAACCTACTCCTGAAAGAGTACAAAAATTAGCCGAAATAAAAGGGATATCAGAAGAAATAGCTAGAAGATATTTTCAACATAGATGTAGTTGTGGTAAGCTCTTAAACCCTGACGAAATTGCAATGTTTTTAAAAAGAAATGGTAGTTTTCAAGGTACAGATGATAATAGACAATATTTATGTAAGAAATGTATGTGTTCAAAGGAAGGTTGGACAAGTGAAGAATACAAAAACCAAGTAATAAGATTTAGAGAGCAAGGTTGTAATCTATTTTAGCATAAATACAAATTAATTAAAATAAAAGTATTGCAATTTTAGGTTGATAGGAATATAATAGTAATTGTGGGAGGGAAATATGTTAATAGAATCAAAAGAGATAGAAAAATTAATTGCTACATATGAAGTACAAATGAAGACTTGTAAAGAAATGCTAGAAGATAATCCTATAAGTGTGTCGAGTAATGAATATTTAGAAACTAGGATCAATACTTATAGGGATGTAATATGGGATTTAAAAAGAATGATAGAAGCATAAAACATATCTTTTATAGTGAATTAAATTTAATTAAATTATAATAGAAAGGATGTTAAATATCAAACATCAAGAGATTAATCAAAAAAAGAAAGAACTGTTAAAGAATCTAATGGGAAGTGCGTCCTCAAAATCAATAGATCTTAACAAAGTAAGGGATGAGTGGAGATATGGAGAAATAGACAATACTGATAATGAAAAAACAATTATATCTATAGATTTAGAGAAAGTTATAAAAAATAAACAAATACTATTAGGAAGAGATTATGGAATTAAATTAAGAAAATTGTTTAATTTAGATGGTGTAGACAGGATGGCTAAGAGAAAAGAAAATATAAAAGTTATGATTACAATACCAGATATAGTATGTAGTATTAATTCTTCATTCTTTAGAGGAATGTTTAAGAAAAGTATAAAACGCTTTGGGGAAAATGGATTCAAGAATATATATCATTTTCTTTGTGATGAATTTCAAGAAGCAATGATTAGAGATGGAATAAGCTCAACGTTGATGGAACTAAGATTAAATTAAAATGTAGAATTGGCAACATGATTTAGATGAATTAATAGAGAATGAATGAAAATAAGCTTAAATAGGAGGAAGTAAGATGTGTCAAGAAAATCAAGTCATCAAACATTTAAAAGATGAGGTAGATATAATAGATAAAAATTTGCAAAAGCTAGAAAATCAAAGATACAGTATTAATAAAGAATATATAAATTTACTACAAGAAGAATGTAAAAAGAATATAGGCAGATGTTTTAAACGAATGAAGAACGGAGTTATTTCTTATTGTAAAATTATTGATATAGATGAACCTATACTTACAATTTCAAACTATTGTTTCAATGAGCATCAATATCCTGCATTATGGTTTAATGATTCATATAAGAGCTCATTGCATTGTCCATTTTATAAGGAAAATTTGTTTTCAGGTGCATGGGGTAAGGGGAATGATATAATAGGTAATTTAAATGGTATTACTTATGAGGAAATAAGCAATACAGAATATATGGAAAAATTCAAAGAAATAAACGATAAATGGATTAAAGCATTGGATAAGTAAAAATAAGAAAGTATAGAATAAAAAACTCATTTTATGGGTTATAAAATTGAATTAAAATAAGATTAAAGGGGTGTTTTAATGGTAAAAAAGAAAAATAAAAAAGATAAAAATGGATTAATGATTACGTTCAACAATGAAAGAAAATCTGTACTAAGTGGAGAAAGTTGGGTGTATACAGATAGTTTAAATTTAGCTGAAGTTTTAAATACGGAACATAAAGAGGTATTAAAACGTATTAGAAAAGTATTAAAAGATTATAAAATTGAGGACGGGGAATTAAACTCCCCATCCTCTGAAGCACAGGAATATATACATAAACATACTGATTTTACATATTCAATTCTTTATTATAAGAATTCACAAAATAAACTACAACCATATTATAGATTATCAAAAGATTTATTGGTATTAGTAATCTTCTCTTTTAGAAAATTATCAAATGCACAAGAATTACAAAAATTATACATAGCAAGATTTAATGAAATGGAAAAAGAATTGAATTGGTATAAAGCAAGATACTTAGGGATAGCAACTAGAAATTATATGACTGATTGTATTAGGGATTATTATAATATAGAAAAATATAAAACTAATAAAAATCCATATGTCATGTTTACTAATTTAGTGTATGAAACTTTATATGGTAGCAATGCGTTTGATTTAAGAAAAGACAATAATCTACCAAAAGGCAAAAATATAAGACCTTGGTTGACCGATGAGGAAGTTAAAGTAGTGGATAAATTAGAACAAGAAATAGGAACTTTAATATCTTATGATATGGGATTTAAAGAAATTAAGAAAATGATTGATAGAAAGTATTCTAATGTATCTAGAAGAAATATCAAACTATTAAAAGTGCCAAGAGAGTAGATAAATTGATTATTTTATTGTTAATTTGATGTACTCCACTATAAGATATAATAGCATCTACATCAATTTCACTCATACCAACCAATTCAATTTCTACGCCTATATTTTTTAGTGCTTTATGTAACGCTCCTATCCCTGCAAAACTATCAAATAATCTAATTTTTATATTTTGTTTGTTGTTCATATAACTCCTCCTAAATTTTATATTATTTTTTATATTTTAATTTAATTTTAATATGTATTTTTGTAACTCTTTAAATATATTATCTACAACATTATAGCTCATCGCATTTCCCATCAATTTATATGCCTGTGTATCACTTATTACTATTTTATATGTATTAGGCAATCCTTGTAATCTAGCACATTCTCTAGGGGTTAGTCTTCTTAAATTAGTTTTACCTTGTGGTTTATATTCTGTATGATAATAATTATCACAACTCGCCCTATGCATTTTAGCCATTGTGGCTGTTAATGGTCTAGCTATTTTTAAATCTGTTTCAGGCTTGGCTTTCCATCCACCAGTTCCCCAACTCATAACTGTTTTATACATCTTATCAGTCAAATAGTATTTATCATTAACGTCTTTTTCTAGTAAATCTTGGACATTTAATTTTAATTCTATTTCAGTTGGAAATTTATAATCAAAATCTCCTAAATCTTTTCTTTGTCCTACTATATATAATCTTCTTCTTGTATGTGGCAAACCATAATCAGAAGTATTCATTATCTGATATTTAATGTTATAATTTCCTTCAAAACATTCTTTAACTATTTTAAAATCTTCACCATCATTTGAGTGTAGCAGATTTCTTACATTTTCAAAAATAAACCATTTGGGCAGTTGTTCGTTTAAAATTCTTATGTAATCATAAAATAACTTACTTTCATTCCCCCTTAACCCCTCTACCTTACCATTTTTAGTATTTGTTTTTCGCATAATAGAAATATTTTGACAGGGCGATCCCCCTATTAATAAATCGAATTTAGGTAATTCTTTTTCATTTATTTTTGTAATATCCCCATAATTAATTTTATTAGGAAAGTTTGATTCATAATTCTTTATCGCATATTTATCAACTTCAGAATACCCTATACACTCTCCACCATAATTATCTAAAACCATACCTCCTAAGCCCGATCCTGCAAATAATTCTAAATACTTAAAAATTTTCATAAATATCATTTCCTTTCTTTTTTAGTTTTTTATTTTAATTAACTTTTATATCACAATAAAATAATCAATTTCCCCACTAAAAAAGAAATGGTTAAATATTTAGAGGATAGGAATATAGGATATGATTTTAAGAAAGGTAAGAATAAAGCTAAATCTTTAAGGTTAGATAAATTAAAAAAAGTATATGAAGCAAGTGTGTCGCTAAAGAATTATGGAGATATATCAATAATAGATCCAAATGAATTACCTGATTTTGATTTGTTTAATTTTAGTTTTCCCTGTACTGATATATCCGTTTCGGGTAAACAAAAGGGATTTGTTGATGAAAATGGAGATAAAACTAGAAGCGGATTATACGTAGATGGTATTAGAGTAATCAAAGCCAAGAAACCAAAGTACATAATGATAGAGAATGTTAAGAATCTAATAAGTAAGAAGTTTGTAAATGATTTTGAAGATATAATAAATGAATTAAAGGAAATAGGATACAATACATATGTTTTAACAAATGATAAAGGGAAATATAAATGTTTAAATGCTAAAAACTTTGGTATACCTCAGAATAGAGAAAGAATATTCGTTATAGGAATAAGAGAATACATAGATAATAAACAAATGAAATTTAATGAAGGTAAGGATTATGGGTACAGATTAAAAGATATATTGCAAAATCAAGTTGATGAAAGGTTCTATATTGATAACGACAAGTGCAGTATATTGTTAGAGAAGCTAGATGATGAGGTAACTAAAATAAAACAAGCTACTAAAAAAGGTTATGATGAGGCAACAGTAGGTGATTCAATAAACTTAGAACAACCAAATAGTAAAACTAGAAGAGGTAGAGTTGGGCATGGAGTTGCACAAACTTTAACTTGTAGTTGTAATCAAGGCACAATATGTCAAAAAAACTATTCTATAAGAAAATTAACACCTTTGGAATGTTGGAGATTGATGGGATTTACCGATATAGATTTTTATAATACACAGAAGTTAGGAATATCCGATTCTCAATTATACAAACAAGCAGGGAATAGTATAGTAGTACAAGTTTTAATGAGTATATTTATAAATTTATTTGATTTAGACTTTGATTTTGAGGAATATTTACATAGTTTTTACAACCAAATGGTTGTTTAAGATTATTATACATATATTAATTAAAAAATTAATTAAATAATAATTAAATAAAAATATATTGACATTTTTCGATATGAGGAATATAATTATAGCACAAGACAGATTTGAGGGTGATGATATGGAGATGAGATATAAAGAAAATGCAAAAATATTTAAGGCGTTTTGTGATGAAAACCGTCTAATGATTTTGGAACTTTTACAAAACGGAGAGAGATGTGCATGTGCATTATTAGATAATTTGCATATAAGCCAGTCAACACTTTCACATCATATGAAAATACTATGTGACTCTGGAGTGATTAAAAGTAGAAAAGAAGGAAAATGGACTTATTATTCAATCAGTGAGTCAGGTTGTAAGCATGCTAAAGAACTACTTAATGAAATTATTAATGTTGAAAAAAAGAAAATATGATTATAAATAGCCATCTTTTAAAGGATGGCATTTATAAAGAAAAACATATCGACATTTTTAAATGTATCAATATGTATTAAAGGAGGTGGTAGTAGATGGTTTGGAGCTTTTTCCAAAATCAAATACTAAGTATGAAATGGTTAAATATTTTAATTGGTAATATTATTACTAATTTAGGAGTTGATATTACAGGTAGAGTCGGGGGGAGTATACAATTTTTCATTTATGATACAATAAAAATATTTATATTATTATCTGTATTAATATTCATTATTTCCTATATCCAAAGTTACTTTCCACCAGAAAGAACAAAAAGGATATTAGGACGATTTAAAGGAGTTGTAGCAAATGGTATATCAGCTTTGCTTGGAACAGTAACACCTTTTTGTTCGTGTTCATCTATCCCATTATTTATAGGATTCTCAAGTGCTGGGTTGCCAGTAGGAGTAACATTTTCATTTTTAATATCATCGCCTTTGGTGGATTTAGGTTCTTTAATATTATTAATGAGTATTTTCGGTGTGAAGATAGCTGTTGCATATGTAATTGTTGGACTTATTCTTGCAATAGTAGGTGGAACACTTATTGAAAAGTTGGGTATGGAAAAATATGTTCAGGAATTTGTAAAAACAGCAGGAAGTGTTGATATTGAATCACATGAACTTACTAAAAAAGATCGTATTTTTTATGCTTGGGGACAAGTTCAATCTACAGTAAAAAAGGTTTTTTGGTATGTATTAATTGGAGTAGGAATTGGTTCACTTATTCATAATTGGATACCAACAGATGTTATTCAAAATATTCTTGGGCAAGAGAATCCTTTTTCTGTAATTTTGGCAACCATAATAGGTATACCAATGTATGCAGATATTTTTGGTACAATTCCAATTGCTGAAGCATTATTTGCAAAAGGTGTAGGGCTTGGAACAGTTCTTTCTTTTATGATGGGGGTTACAGCATTATCCCTTCCATCAATGATTATGCTTCGTAAAGCCGTTAAACCAAAACTGTTAGTAGTTTTTATTAGTATTGTAACTGTTGGGATTATTATTATAGGTTATTTTTTTAATATTTTTCAATTTGTATTTGCATAATAAGGTAGAAATAAAAAGTTTAATAATATAAATGTAAATATGACTAATATTTTAAAAGTTTTAAGATATATATTATTTGGGAGGATGTGACAGTATGGGATTATTTAATTTTGGTAAAAAGAAAAAAGAAAATAGTTGTTGTGGAGGAAGTTGCAATACAAGTACCATGGGAAAAATAAAATCTGATGGAGTATATATCAAAGTGCTTGGTTCAGGATGTAAAAAATGCAATGAGCTTGAAGCGAATGTAAAAGAAGCTCTTAAGGAACTTGGTATGATTACTACTATAGAACATGTTACTGATTTTTCAGAAATTGCTAAATATGGAGTTATGATTACACCTGCACTTGTTATAAATGACAAAGTTATGTCTTATGGTAAAGTTTTAAAAAAGGATGAGGCTATTAAAATACTAAAAACGTTATTTAAATAAGAGTTTTAGAATGGGAGGATATTATGACGGAAAAAGAAAAGATGTTAGCGGGGCAGTTTTATGATTGTGGGGATTTAGAATTGATTACACAGTGGCATAAAGCAAAAAACTTGATTAGAAAATATAATAATAGTATGTCTGAGGATTTAGATACAAAAAATAATATTCTTAATGAATTACTTGGGAGTAGAGGGGAAAACCTTTGGATTACTTCACCGTTCTTTGTTGATTATGGAAGTAATATTTATTTTGGAAATAATTGCGAAGTAAATATGAATTGTACTTTTTTAGATGATAATAAAATTATTATCGGGGATAATGTATTGATTGCTCCTAATGTTCAGGTATATACAGCATTTCATCCTATAAATGCAATAGAACGTTTTGGTCAAATTAAGAAAGATGGGTCTTTTGAATTTTGCAAAACGCAAACAGCACCCGTTACTATAGGCAATAATGTTTGGATTGGTGGAGGAGCAATTATAATGCCAGGAATAAAAATTGGAGACAATGTTGTAATAGGTGCAGGAAGCATAGTTACAAAAAATATTCCATCTGATAAGGTTGCATATGGGAATCCATGCAGAGTAGTTAGGGAAAATATTTAGAGTGATGATATTACATAAAATTTGAGTTTTAAGTTAAATTGAAAGACGCTAGTGTTTAACTAGCGTCTTTTTTGTTTTATTAAAAGGTATAAATTAAATAAAAATAAATTAAAATATATTAAAATGATAGTTGACATTAGAAAAGTATGGTAGTATACTTATAAATGTGGAAAGGAGATATAAACAATCTAGAATACAAATTAGTTAAAAGGTAGGTGGGTAGATATATGAACTTAAACTATGCTTCAATGGAATTGAGAAAAGATAGTAAGATTTATGTTAAAGACTACGAAGGAGGGGAATACTATTTAGTAGTTGGAGGATTAAGATTAAATGACTATAAGACAGCAGGATTTGTTAGAGTAATTAGTCACAATGAGTATGATAGGGTCAACAAGTTATTAGATGAGATAATATCAAAGAAATTAAATTAAATTAAAATATAAATTATAAGGGAGTGTGATTTATGAATAAACCAAAAATAATTTTAGTCTTAGGACAATCTGCAAGTGGTAAATCAACTATAATAGAAGAAATGGAATGGTATGGATATAAAGCTATACAAAGTTATACTACTAGACCTAAAAGAACAAAGGATGAAAAAGGACATATATTTGTTAGAGAAAAAGATTACACATTTATTAGAGATGACAAAACCAATGAAATAAAAGTATATGACAAATTAGGGAACGAAGTTGATACTGTAGCTTATACATATTTTAATGGTAATCATTATTGGGCAAACATGGATCAAGTGGAGGAAAGTACATATTACATCATAGATAAGGCAGGAGTAGATTATTTCGCTAATAAAGTAGAAAGCAGAGTAGATTACAAAATCGTATATGTTACAGTTCCATTCTTGACTAGAATTAAAAGATTAATCAAACGAGATGGATTAGTAAAAGGGATATCAAGATTGATTAATGATTTTAAGATGTTCAGAGGATTAAAATATGATACAAAGATAGTTAATAGAGACTTAGAACAGAGTGTTCAGGAGTTAAGAGAAATAACAGAAGAATTTATAAAGGAAAAAATGTAATATAAAAGAATATATATAGTATGCAATTAACGTTATACAAGAGATAACAAAAAAGGTAACAAAGAAAGGATGGTAGGATGATTAAGCTATATATATTGGTATTTGTATTAAAATTAGTAGATTGTATGTTCACAACAACTAAAACAAAAGCTTTAATTTATGGGTATGATAAATTGGCAGGAATATTAAAAGGTGTAGCTTCTATTACAAATGCTATAATCCTAATGAATGTAGTAATAGCTAAAAGTTATATAGGAATAGTTGTAATAGGGGTTGCTGAGACATTAGGAACATTTTTAGCTACAGGATTATTTAATAAGTTTAAGAAAGATGAGGAATGGACATTCTTTGTAGCTCCAAGAACAAGAGAAGATAGTAAAATTATAGCTGATACATTAAGAGATAATGGAATACCAACTTATACAATTGAAGGATATTACAACAAAAGTTCTGTATTGAGTTGTGTGGTATCTGCTAAGACAAAAGAAGAAAGTAAGATCGTAAATCAAGTTTGTAAGGACAAAGCTAGATGTAAAAGGATATAAATTAAGACTTTTATCGTAAGTGATAATGTGTAATGATTATATTATATGTGAAAAGGAGGAAATATTTTATGAATATGAAGAAATGTACGTATGTAGCTATATTAACACAAGATTTAGAATGTGGAGGTTATTGTATTACATTCCCTGATTTTAAAGGATGTATAACAGAAGGTGATGACATAGCAGACGCTTATTATATGGCACATGATGCACTAGAATTGCATTTAACAGGTATGTTAGAAGATGGAGATGAAATACCTTCACCAACAGATTTAAAAGATATTAAGTTAGAAAAAGGTCAATACACTATGATAGTACAAGTTGAAGTATAGAAGAGCATGAAATATATTGAGCATTTAAAAGCTAATTTAAGTGTAAGTAAGAAATGTTTAAAAATAATTTTACACGAAACAGGAGATTTAATAGAACATCTAGTGCATGGAATATTTCCATTTTTGGGATGGAAGCATTAGTTCACAAAAATAAAGTAATATGCAACAAAGCATAAATATATAAAACAATGCTTTTAAAGAGATTTAATTAAAAAACAATAAAATTTTAGGAGGATATTTAAATGATTATTATAAAGTTCATTAGTTTAGTAGTCGCTATATGGTTTACTGTTATAAATGGATATTTTATTAAACTTAAAGAGGGCATTCCTGCATCGAACTTTCTCGTTCAAGCTATCAGTATAGCAACGTTCGTATTTTTACAATTTAATATGTTTGGATAATGAAATACATTAAAATAATTTGAAATAAAGGGAGGTTATATAATGGATATTAAAAAGGAATTAACACCAAAAGAATATTTTGATTTAATAAAACAAAAGAGACATACAATTACAGATAATGAACTAGTAGAAATTTATAATAACGGATTAACATTAGCTGAAAAATATGTTACAACAGAACAAACATCAGGATTAAAAAAATTAATATTTCACTTGGAAGCAATAGAAAAAGAAAGAGAAATAGTTAAAATGGGTATTAATACTTTTATATATAGAGATGATGTAGAAGAGTACATAGATAATATAGCTAAAGATGTAGTTAAATTAATAGAATTGGAACGTTACGAAAGGGAAATACCAGATGAAATTGTAGAAGTGATTAAACAGACTAAGGGTAAATTTGACCAGTTATATATATTATTTACTGACTATACAGGTAAAATGGAAAGGCAGGTAGAAAAAGAACGTAGAGAAAAAGACCCTATATTATTTGGTACTTTTCAAGATGAGAAAAGTCGTGCTGTAATAGACAGATTTTATTTCTTGGGAGATTGGGTGGATGAATATTGTGATTGTGCGACATGTTGTCTATTAATGAAGAGTGTTTAACGCTACTTCGGTAAAGGTAGACTACACTGAAATATTTCAGTGTAAAGGAATATATTGATGTTTCGAATGAAGGGGTAACGCCCTGAAGGGAACACACGAGGTCGGAATGCACGAACTTAAATAAGGGTTAGGCGTGTATTAAGCCCGATGTCAAGGCAAGAGAATTTACCGTAACAGTTAGGCTGACGAAAACCAAACCGAGGGGTAAGGCGTAAATCATATTGCTTGTGTCTGATGGACATGGTGAGAATGAGATTAAACTATACGTTACGTTAAAAAAATTTCTGACGAACTTTTGAATGTACGAGTCTAGAAATATAGGCTATCGAAGAGGTAGTTCTACCCTTAGAGGTAGGTTGGATGGGGATTAGTAATGATGGTCACTGTGAACATCCTTGCAAAATTAAAGGTTTTGGAACGCCAACAGGCTCAAAGAAAGCACCTAAATTCATCGTAATAGATAAATATATTTCAACATGGTAAGCAAGTGACGTGGAGACTCTCTATGGTCTATGAAACGGTACAAAGGAAAACTTAAAACGATAATAGTTGATAAAGGATAACTTTGTTTTATGCTTGTGAAAGTGGTGGCACAGTACCTATGAAATGTGTAACGAACATGGAGGGATAGCCACTAGTCTAAATGAAGATTGAATAATTTTTTTTAAGTTCCTTTAAGTCCTTAAGGTTCTGGTGTGACTAAAAAAGATATATCCCTGTTATTTTATAACAAAGGGGGTAATCGACTTGGAGACCAAGAAGAAACTTAGGCATAATGAATATTATGATGTACAAGATACTTTTGATACATTGTACTATAAAAGCCAAAAAGGTTATAACTTTTATAAATTAGTAAATATAATGTCAGACGAGGATAATATTAGATTAGCGTATAGAAACATAAAATCTAACACAGGTAGTAAGACTAAGGGTACAGATGGTTCTACAATTAAAGACATAAATAATATAGATATTGATGAAGTAATAACTAAAATCAAAACTATGTTTGATTTTTACACACCAAAATCTATAAGGAGAGTAGAGATACCTAAAGCTAATGGTAAAACAAGACCCTTAGGTATACCCACTATTTGGGATAGATTATTCCAACAATGTATATTGCAAGTATTAGAGCCTATATGTGAAGCGAAGTTCCATAAACACAGTTATGGTTTTAGACCGAATAGGAGTACACATCACGCTATTACTAGGTCAGTGTACTTGATAAATATAACTAAACTATACCACTGTGTAGATGTAGATATAAAAGGATTCTTTGATAATGTTAATCATGGTAAACTACTGAAACAGTTATGGGCATTAGGGGTAAAAGATAAAAAACTACTTAAAATAATATCTGTAATGCTAAAAGCACCAATAGAAGGCATAGGGATACCTACAAAAGGAGTACCCCAAGGTGGTATACTAAGCCCTTTATTAAGTAATATAGTACTTAATGAACTAGATTGGTGGGTATCTAATCAGTGGGAAACATTTAAAACTGATAAAGATTACACAAAATATAGAACCTCTAAAACAGGTAAAATAGTGGTTGACCATAGTATTAGGAATAAAATGTTAAAGAAGAGTAAACTAAAAGAAATCTACATTGTTAGGTATGCCGATGATTTTAAAATTTTTTGTAGAACTAGAAGTCAAGCAAAAGCTATAGATATTGCAGTAGGAGATATGCTTAAAAATAGGCTAGGATTAGAATGTTCAGCTGAGAAGTCTAAGGTATTGAATCTAAAGAAAAGCTATTCTGAGTTTTTAGGTTTTAAAATGAAAGCTGAATGGAAAAGAAATAAACTTAGAAAAACAAAAGATTATAAAACATTGTGGGTTGCTAAAACATATATGAGTGATAAAGCTAAAACTAACGCTACTACTAAAATTAGAAAAGAAATAAAGAAAATTAAAAAGAGACCAACGAAATCAAATATAAATTCATATAACTCTGTGGTACATGGGATACAAAACTACTATAAAGTGGCTACCCATATAACAAAAAATTTGAGGGATATAAACTATAGTTGTTCTCAGACCTTAAAAGGACTTAAAAATAATCGAACCGAAGCAAAAACTGAAAATCTATCTATGCACCAACGTAAAAGATATAAAGGGTATAACCCTAAATACTTCATGATAAGTGGGGTAGTTATGTCACCTATATATGCTCAAAAGAACGTAACACCTATAAACTTTAGTCAAGATATATGTAATTATACTAAAGTTGGTAGGGGGACAATACATCAGTCACTGAAGCATATAAATAAGGATACTTTAAAATATATTAAAGAATCGTATATACCTACTATGAGTATAGAATATAATGACAATCGTATTAGTAAATATATTGCACAGCATGGTAAATGTATAAGTGCTATTATGGGAATGCAAGAAAGTGATCATTTAAGGATGTAAGAATTAGATTTATGTATAATACTATAATTACCAACATTTAT